CCGTGAACGAGCCGGGCACACCGGCTGCTTCCCGCTGCGCGTCATAGAACTCGGCACCCAGCGCGGCCGACGTCTGCGCGTACTGGTCCACAACCGTCTGCACCGCCGTGAACCAGTCCGGCATCGACTGCCGCAGCCGCGACGGAATGATCAGGCGACGCAGGCCGCGAACCTCCCGAACCAGCAGACGCGTCAGACCACGCTGCGCAGCCCGATACCGGTCCGGGTCACGACCGCCGTCAGAGACCGTCGTCGCCACCGTCGACCTCCACCACATCCGGCAGAGACCCGGCCGGCCGGTCGTTCATCGCGGCCAGCCGCTCCATGAGGCCGCCAGCGGAAGCCGCGGCAGCCGTGCGCCGCCGGTCCACAGTGATCCGCTGCCGCTGCGCCTCCGTGAACCCGGCCATCTCCAGCGTGACGTCGGAGTCGGCGGGCAGGACACCGGCCTGAACGAGCTTCACCGTGGCGTCCACCTGGGCGGCCACCGTCGGTGTCGCCGGGTTCCGCCACACCGTCTCGATCCGGCGGGCCTTGTCCGGCGGTTCCCCGTCCCGCACCCACAGCGCGAGCCGCATCGCCTGCTGCCACGCGGCACCGAACCGGCGGATCCTGCGCTCGCTGCGCTTGACGAGTTTCGCCTCGGTGGACCGAATGGCGTCCGCGCTCGCGGGGTTGTCGGTGGTGTAGCCGAGCATGTGCGGCGGCAGACCAAACTGCGACGACATGATCCGGGCATACAGATCGATGATCTTCGTCATGCCCGTCGGATCATGAGCAGCGAACTGACCCACGCTCGGCACCTGGCCATCCTCGTCCCGCTCCAGAGCGAGCACCCGGCCGATGTACGTCTCCCAGGCGCTCTTGGCCGTACCATCCGCGTCCTGGAACGCCGACTCGCTGGCACCGAGGATGTACCGCTGCGGGGCGCCGAAGAACTCGGCGGCGACCTCCATGCCCATCAGCCGGCGGCACGCCGCATCCGTGATCGACATGACCTCGGGCGTGATCTCGCTCTTGCCGACCCGGTCCGCGGTGCGCTGCCTGTTCGCCATCCGTACCACCGGCACGATCCCGAGGTTGTGCATGTCGCGGTCGACGACCTCCCACCCACCACTCTCAGACGGCAAGCACATCACCGTCTGATCCGGCAGATAGAGGACCAGCATCCGCTCCTCAGGCCCCGACTCGATGAACGCATCGGCCGCACACTCGCGGAGCGCCGCCGTGCCCACCCGCAGACGGGCATCCCACATCAGCGTCATGTCCAGCGGCGACTCCACGGAGATCAGCGGCGGGCAGTCGTCCGTGCCGCAGTCCCCCGAACCGACCGCCAGATACTCCCGGCCGTACACCAGCGCGTCCAGGTGGGCGAGGCTCGACTCGTCGAACAAGTCGTTCGCCTCGGCGATCTCCGTCAACTCGCGCGAGTCCGCACCGTCCGCCCAGCGGAACGCCTCCAAGTCCAGCCGCTCTTCTAGGCTCTCGACGCCGACCCGCGGCCAGCCGATCACCGTGTGCAGACCCTTCAGTTGCGGCGGGATCGAGATGCCGAGGTCCCTCACGAGCTGTTCGCCGTTGAAGTACGCGTCCCGCAGTTGCAGAGCCCACCGGTCCTGCAGCATGTCCGCCCGCAGCATCTGGACCAGCGCGAGCTCGTCATCCGACAGCGTCAGCAGAGGCAGCTCGGGGATAGACAGGGTCATCGCAGCACCACCACCCGTCCCTTACCGCGCGACTTCGGCCGCTTCCCGTACTGCTTGCTGTTGAGGAGCTTCCTGCGAAGCATCCGCGCGCCGACCATGCACACCGCAAGGTCGATCTTCCGGGCACTCTCACGGTGCTCCTTGCCGATCGTGATGCCCCACGCGTTCGTGCGGCGGCGAGCGTTCGCCACATGCGTGCGCATCACCTTGTGGCCGTCATGCGTCAGACGCCGCTCGAGAATGTCCTCGCGCGTTCGCTGCACCGCGTCCGTGAACTCCTCCTGATGGCGAGGAGCGCCCATGTCCCAGCGGACGGCGTGCTGCTTCGGGCCGGCCGTGACCGCGTGCAGGACCAGTTTCGAGCCGTGCTCCTGCCCCCACTTGTCGAGGTAGGCGTACCAGTAGCGTTCGCCGTCCTCGTCCTGGCCAGAGCCCGGGTCGCAGAAGAACGCCACCACCTTGTACGTGTTGAAGGCCCGCTCGACGACGCCGTCCACCTCATCGCGCGGCACAGACCACGGAACGTCGAGATTCCAGTTCGCCGGCCGCTGCCACACGCCGAGCGTGAAGACGTGACCGTCGGACATCCGGCAGCCCGCCAGAGCGGTGGCGTCGTCCGACTTGGAGCCGTCGAAGAACATGACGATCTCGTCGCCGTCGACAGCTTCGAGAGCCTCGGCCTTGCAGGCATCCCACTCGTAGGGCGCCATCCAGGCATCCTCAGCCGCGACGATCATGTTGTACCAGAAGCGTCGCGACCGGCTCGGAGGGTTCCGCACGTCAGCGATCGACTTCACGATGCGGTCCACGTTCAGCCAGGACGCGTCCCCGCGGATCGACCGGATCACCGCCGGGGCGGCCTCCACTGTCAGCGGCGCCTTCGGCGGAGCTTCGATCGAGTCGTACAGCAGACCCGAGTCCATCACCCGGCCAGCGTCCACGGCCTCCCAGGCTTCTCGGTCCCGCTCCGCAACCGAGTCCTGGCCGGGCTCGTAGGCGTTCGTGATGCGCAGCGTGCGCGCCGCACCGTCCGCGGACTTCGTGGCGTTCCGCTCGATCACGTCGGCCATGTCGTGGCCCGAGTTCGACGAGTCCCAATGATGCGTCTCGTTCAGCAGCACGAACGTCGCTCGGGCGCCCTCCAGGGTCGACGGCGACGACGTCACCGCTTGGATCAGACGTGAGTCCCCGAGCGCATTGACGGTCTCCTTGCCGACCTGGATGCGGTAGTGCTCCTTCGCCTCCGCCGTGAACAAGGAGGGGAAAAGCCGCATCGTGTTCTTCGTCTGCTCGAGACTCACCGCCGCCGTCTGCACCCACGCCTCGGGGCTGTCCGTCGCGATCGGCGAACCGTCCGAAGCCCAGTCGGCGAAGCGGGACGGGCCGAGCGCCTCGACCGCGCACAGGCAGGCGCCGAGCGGGTCCTTCCCCCAGCCCTTCAAACGCTGGAGAACACCGTCGCGGTAAGCGAAGGAACCCGACTCGTCGAGCGCGAACCACCACAGGATGAAACGAGCCTGCTCGTCAGTGAAGCGCCACGGCACATCACGGGAATGCTGCAACCACACCCCGCACCAGCCGAGAGCCTCCCAGCCGAGCGTCGCCTCCGGCAGCAGCCAGGTACCGTCCGGGTTCCGCTGCCAGGTCGGGCCGAGCAGCTTCGGCTCCCACTCCAACTCCGGACGCGGGGCGACCTGCGTCAGCCGCTCCCGGTACCAGCCGATGACATCCTCGTGCCCATCGTCCTGGCGCTCGACCGACCGCCTACGCGCCACGGCCCCAACGCGCCATCGCAGCCTGCCGCGCAGACGCCGACGCGTTCCCCTTCGCCGGCTCCTCCTCGTCCGGCAACTTCAGCCAACCCAACAGTCGGGCCAGGACGCCGCGGTGCTGCCGCAGCTCCTGCACCAGCGGCGAAGCGACCGGCTGCCCCATGCTGCCCGTGACCATCAGGTCGGCGTGCTTGAGCTCCGCTTCCAGCCGCTCGATCAGATCGATCTCCCGGCAGGCGTCCTCCAGGACACGCAGCTCATCGATCCGCAGCTCATAGCTCCCCGCGATCTCCGACCAGACCACCAGGGCCTTCCGTCCGAGACCCTCAGGGGGTTCGATCTTCGATGACATGACGACCCTCCTGGGGCCTAGGAACGGCCCACCAGGGGCCGAAAAAATACAGACCAGGTGCACGCAAATCCAGGGCTTGTAGACGGCCCCGATACGAATCCACAGTGGATCATGGGATGACCCCCCAGGTGATCTTGATGGCGTTGATCATGACCTCAAGATCACCCCGCCGAAACCCGCCGGCGGACGCCGATGGGCAGCCCGCAGACACCACATCGACATGCCTCTGCCTCATCAACGTCGAGGTCGATCACCAAGGATTACTCTCGACGAGATACTCGAGCGTCACCTAGTGGCGCGCACGCAGCGCCCGACCACACTCCCTGCCCTGCACCTGGATGCCGGCGCGCACAGCCCTGCACCGTCAGGCCGCCGCCGACCAGCCGTCTACTAGGTCGCGCTTGACGCTGTTGCAGTAGAAGTGGGCTGTCTTCAGGTTGTCCTCGGTGTGCGGTCCGCCGCGCGCGATGGGAATCACGTGGTCGAGGACTGGGGCCTCAAGCTCTGGCACTTTCGCGTCACGGTCTACCGGGTCGCCGCAGATGTGGCATATCCAGTTGTCCCGCTCGTAGATGGCTAGGCGAGACACGTTGCGTCCGTCTACGCCGCGCTCCAGTGCTCGACGATGGGCCGCCGCCGCCAACTGTCTGCACCTGCTGGAGCAGAACGCTGTGGGCTTAGTGGAGCATCTGCGGGCGAACCGGTCCCCGCATTCGGCGCACCGTCCTGCGCACCACATGCCCGCTCCTTGCGCCCCGGCAGCGGCGACAGCCAGCTTCCGCTCAGCCCTACGCCGACGGGTTCTGGCTCGCTCACGAGCTCCGTGCTCCTCCTTGGTCAGGCCGGCATACTCATCTCGTGGGCGTTCGGCGCCGTACTTAGCGTCGTAGAAGCACTGGTGAGAGCAGTACCTCGCTGTGGTCTTCGTGACGGTGGCTTCTTGACCGCACTCTGCGCATGTGATCTTGTACTGCTTCTTCCGGCCGTTGTCGTAGAGGCGGGACTGAAAGTGGCCGTGCTTCTCCCTGTAGCGACGCTGGTACTCGCGCATGCGGTCATTCGTGAACTGCCGCTTGCACTCCGGGGCGCCGCATTGAACGCGCCGCGGGTTTGTCATGAGGTTGCTGCAGTAGGGACACGGGCGCGCGGCGGCTTCCTGTCGGACGGCCGTCTGCTTGCGCCCTCGCGCGAGCCGCAGTTCGTAGCGCCCATCATGGCGGGCTCGTTCGTTGCTGAGAGCGTTACGGCAGACAGCTGAGCAATACGTAGGGATCGGTCCGGAGCGTCCGACCTTCTTCTCTGCGCCGCATCGGGCGCAGGTGATCGACGTGGGGCGTGTAGCCTCGGTCATGTCGGTCCTGTCGTGTCAGGGCTGGCCACGGCCCCGGGAGCGCTCCAACGCTCGCCGGGGTTCTTCATCCCATTATCGCAGTTCAACTGCCGTTTCATGTGGGGTCGTTGCTGTTACCTGCGTCGCCCCTTGGACCCTCGGTTGGCCTTCGATCCCGGCCAATGCCCGGTCGCCTCCTTGAAGCGAAGGGCGCAGTACCCCTTCGCGCGCGGGCCCATGAAGCGCTGGACGCGAGAAACGCAGCGTGTGAACGACCCGGAGCGGAGGGCGTAGCCGACGCCAGCTGCCTTGCCTCCACTGGTGGGGCGATCGCTCCAGTAGCGACGACCTTCGCGGACGATGCGCCGGTTGGACTTGGCACGGCTTGCCACAGTTCTCACTCCTTCTGCGGCGCGGGCTCCGGCTGGTCGGTGTCTTGTGGTTCGTCTACCCGCTGGACCTGGGCTCCTAGCCCGGCGGGGATGGCGAGGCAGATGCCGGCCTGGTCGGTGAAGACGGCCCATCCGTCGGTGACGGTGAGGGTGAGGTGGGGGTCTTCGATGAGGATGTCTTCCTTGCGCTGCTCGCGCGGGTGGACGATGAGGTAGCGCGGCATGTCACCGCCTTATCGGATGCCGGGGTGTGGTTCCTCGGGGCGTCGCCGTCCGGGCCGGGGGTTGTTGCGTTGCGCCTCGTTGCCTTCCCGGCTGGACTTCTGCAGGTGGCATTCGGCGCAGGCGCCTTGGAGCCGGTCTTCGGCGTGGGCGTCGGTCTTGGCTTCGATGTGGTCGCAGTGGGTGCTGGGCCGCACTCCGCAGATCTTGCAGATCGGGTCGCGGTCGAGCACCTTGCGGCGGATGGTTGCCCAGTTCGACGGCAGCCGGCTCTTGCGGTCGCTGTTCTGCCACCCTCCGCTCACGGCCGCCTCCTACTCGTCGGGGCTGCGTTCGGTGTCGCTACCAACGGCCCATCCGCCGAAGCCTGCCCGCCGGTCGTGCGGCGTGTTGGCGACGATCCCGTAGAGCCGGACGGCTGTGTCTTCGGCGCGTGCGAGCGGGTCGTCGTCGGCGCCGCTGTACTCGACGGTGATCTCGCGGACGCCGTCGCCCAGCTTCACCGTCACGTCAGGCATCGGGCTCTGGCCGCTTGAGGTTCTCCCGGAGGATGTCGCCGATCTCCAGGAGGGCTTGTGCGACGGCGATGGTGGCGATGGCCTGGGCTTTGGCGGCGCGGGCGGTGATCTCGGCGCTGGCGACCTGTCCCTGCGGCATGGCGTTGAGGTCTTGCGCTTCCTGCCCGAGGGTGCGTTGGGCGAGTTCCCGGTAGCTGGGTACGGCGGCCATCAGCCGGTCACCGCCTTGGGCTGGTTGGCGTCGTGAACACAGAGGGCGCCAGCCGGGGCGCCGCAGCAGCCGGTCACCGCCTCGTCCTGCTGGCGGTGGATGCTGAGGACGTTGCAGGCGGGGACGATGGCGACGACGCCTCGGCCGTCGGGTCCCGTGAAGGTGTAGTCGCTGGCTTCGGAGTCGTACTCGACGCCGTCTGCGGTGACGGTCTCTTCGTGGCCGGTCAGGTAGTTGATCGTGTAGCGGGCCATGGCGCGGGCTCCTGTGGTGGTCAGGTGATGCGGTATCCGGCGGTGTCGTAGTAGTCGATGCCACCGAGTTCGATGCGGTCGCCGACGAGCGTGAACCACGGGCTCATCGTCGCGGCGCCTTCGGGGGCGTCGGGGGCGAGCCAGGTGAGGATGATGTGGTCGCCTTCGCGCCGTCGGGAGAGTTCACGGCCGGCGAGGAGGTGCTGGTGTTTGTCGAAGTCGGCTTCCAGTTTGACGATGACACGGAGTTCGACGGGACGCTCACCCATGGGCGCGGGCCTTCCGTGGGGTCAGTGTTCGTGGATGCGCCGGATGAGGACGTCGGACCAGGTGCGGATCTCGTAGTCGTCGCCGTCGCAGTTCTTGATCAGGCAGACGGTGCGATCGGATCTGATGCCACGCTCCGGCTCGGAGGGCGGCTGGCCGATGCCGAGTTCGTGTTCGAGCTGGGCGATCCGCTGATAGTCCGGAGAGGGCATGACGCGGGCCTTCCGTGGGTGGTCTACGAAGCGGGTGGCGTGGTCTGCCACTGGTCGGGGGTGATCTGCTTGGGCAGGTCGCCGATCACGCGGGTCCACCAGTCGACGGTCTTGCCGCGCATCGCTATCTGCTGCTCGGGCGGCAGGTTGTGGATGCAGTCGCGGTGGTGCAGATGCTTGCCGCCGTTCTCGGCGCGCTTACGGAGCGCGGCAGCGGCAATGGTGCGGGCGTCGAGGTCAGCCACGGTTCCACCACCAGCAGCCGAGCGTTCCACCACGGAACGTCTCGACCTTCCCGCCGAGTCCGGCGAGCACGGCGTCCATGTCGTCCGCATCCCACTGGTGGAGGTGGGCTTCGTGCGGGTTGCCGTCGACTTCACCCTGCGGGGAGTCGACGATCGGCACGGACACGAGGATGTTCCACGCCCCGGCCGCCTCCGCGCGCTGGAGCAGGGCGACCGCGTCGTCCCGCTCGACATGCTCGAGGACATCGCCGAAGATCACGCAGTCCCGGTAGAAGAGGTGGTCGGGCGCCTCGCGGACGTCCATGACGTGCAGTTCGTCGTACATCCGCCGCGTCTTCGTCGAGTTGAGGCGGTACTTCTTGATGTACGGCCGATGCACCTCGATGCCGGTCCACCACACGCCCTCGTGCACGGGCCGGAACAGTTTCGCGTAGGTCCCCTCACCCGGCCCGACATCGCACACCGTGTTCGGCAGGTGGTAGCGGAACTTCTCGAGGGACCAGTCCTTGCCCTCGGCATCACTGGTCGGCATGAGGTCTCCTAGCTGACGATGTTTTGGCCGGGAACGGCGACGCCGGTTGCGCCGGTCCAGTCGAGGATCTGCCGGGTGCCGACGAGGTTGTAGGCGGCGCCGGTCGGCCAGGACGATCCGCTCAAATCGTTGTTGATGATCAGGCCGTCGGTGGCGGACGCGGTCACGTCGAGTCCCCAGGTCGCCGCGACCCCGTTCCTGAGGATGGTGTTGCCGATGATCCTCGGGCGGACGGTGCTGGACGTGGCGCGGATCCCGGACCCTGCGGCGCCGACGATCCGGTTCGTGGCGACGGTGACGTTGGAGCCGCCGCTGACGAGGATGCCGTGACTGGACGAGCCGTCGACGACGTTGGTGGTGACGTGCCCGCCGGTGCAGGTGTCGGCTCCGATGCTGGTGCCGCCGCTGCCGGCGCATTGGTTGCCGGTGATGAGGGGCGCCGCGCAGTTGATCGCGTAGATGCTGCTGCTCGTGCAGGCGGAGATTTTGTTGTCGGAGATCTGCGGCTGGTCGGCCTGCGACACGTAGATGCCGGTCGACCCGGAGCCGGCGACCCGGTTCCCGATGAAGCTCACGCCCGTGGGCCGGGCCGTCGCGAAGCCGACCACACGCAACGGTGACGATCCGCCGGCCGTGCCGAGGGTGTTGCCGCGGATGCTGATGTCCTGGCAGACGTTGGTGTAGCCGGCGGCGGCAGGGTCGGGGCCGGTGACGATGATGCCGGCTGATCCGGTGCCGGACACGATGTTGTCGGCGATGACGGCGTTCTTCCACGCGTAGGCGCGGATGCCTTCCTGGAGGGTGTTCTCGATGCGGTTGCCGAGGATCTGTACTCCGTCGCACCAGGTGGTGGCGTTGTAGCTGGAGTGCGATCCGACGGCCCGGCCGAATCCGCCGAGGCGGTCGGAGGCGCCGAAGCTGCAGCCGCTCACGAGGATGTTGCGGCAGCCGGTGCCGTCGAAAGCGCCGTTGATGCCGGAGCCGGAGACGGCGAAGTCGAGCTGGATCGCTTCACGGAAGCTGGACGACTGGTCGACGGTGTTGTCGCGGAACCCTTCGAAGCGGCAGTTGAGGATGCGCACGTTCTGGCAGGCGACGAGGTCGATGCCGTGCCCGGACGACACGTTGCGGATGGTGACGTCGCGGAAGGTGACGTCGTTGTTGTGGCCCAGCAGGAAGGCGTTGACGATGCTGGTGGCGGTGCCGGTGGTGCCGTCGGAGGCGTTGACGTCCCAGATTCCGCCGTAGATGCGGATGCGGGAGTGCCCGTTGTAGCCGGTGAGTGCCGTGTCGCTTTCGCGGTACAGCTTGGCGAGGCCGCGGTTGGCGATGCCTTTGATCGTCGCCCCGTAGGCGATGACGGTCACGCCGGTGAGGATGTGCAGGTGGTCGGAGATGGCGTAGGTGCGGCCGGGGGGCAGGTAGACGGCGCCGGCGCCTGCCGTGTGGGCAGCCTGGATGGCGGCTTCGATGGCAGCGAGGTCGTCGTTGGCGCCGTTACCGACCGCGTTGTAGGGGGCTTTGGTGACGTCGTAGACGCCGGTGAGGCCCCCGCTGCTGCTGGCGCCGCCGTGGACGTGGTCGGCTCGGGCTGCGGCAGGGCTGGTGCCGGGGGCCGCGTTCTGCGCGATGTCGCTGATAGCGGCATCGTCGAAGGGGATCTCGGTCAGCAGGAGGCTGGTGTCGGGGATGCCGTGCACGTCCTGCGTGGCCGCAGTGTGCGCCTGGAGGGCCTGTCCGCCGGCTTCCACGCTCTCAGCAGTGGCGAGCCCGGACACGTCGCCGGTCTGGCCGTTGACGGAGGAGACGAGACCGGCGGACACCATCACGGTGCGGGCCTGCTGGCCGGTCGTGACTTCGATCTCGTCGGTGAGCGCTTCACCTGTGACCTGGATCCTCACCTGGTCACCTCCAGGGAGATCCGTGCCTGACCCTGCAGGAGCCGGACGACGGTGGAGCCCTGCACCATCTCGAGGTCCCATACCCCGTTGCGGGTGAGGGTTTCGGTGACGGAGGCGGGGATGGCGAGGCGGATGGTGTCCCCGATGACGGTCATGTAGTCGCCGAGGTCGAGGAGGAGGTCGCCGTTTTCGGAGGCGGGCGCGGACCGGATCTGCGAGCGGGCCGACCAGCCCGCCCACGTGAAGCCGTCCACGTCGGCGACGCGGAAGTTCTGCACGTAGGTGGCGCCCTGTTC